AGAAAAGTTATCTAAAAAGTCAGAAGGCGTAGATAAAAACTGATTACCTGAAGTAAAAACACCTGAAACATTTTTTCTAAACACAGGTAGTTTTACAGACTTGAGTATTCTCTCTTCTGCTTGTTTAATTATTTGAGGCAAATCTCCTACAAAAGTAGTTTCAGAGTTTTCTAAATAACTTTGTATTAAATTTTGTAATTCAGTATATGTCATATTTTTATGGTGTATTAGCCTGACCACCCATGCCTGAATGATTAGAACAATAGTAATAAAGTGTTGGTGCTCCTATAGCAACTGTAATTCTTGTATAAGCTCCTGAGTTTCCGGGAGTTCCATTAGTAGTGACTCCTGTTGTATATTCTGTACCGCCTCCATGCGTACCATTAGAAGTAGTAGAAAATCTTAATGGATGATTAGAATTGCTAGCATCAGATTGGTCGAATGTATATGTTTGTCCTTCTGTTAAATTCAATGTCGGATAAACAACTCCATCTATATAGAATCTATTTCCACCGCCATAAGATGCTACTGTGACTGCAAAAGTATTTCCTGCTACTACATTTACAGTACCTGCGATACCTGCTGATGTTGTACCTGAAACTGAGGTAATAGAAGAATTAGTCACAATGTTAGGAGTACCTAATAAAGCATTACCTACATTAGTAGATATTGAAACTGTAGAACTAACAGTTCCTGCTCCAGCACCGCCACCTTCTGAAACAGTATTAGTTATTTTTACTTTACCAACTTGTGCTTTTAAAACTATTCCTGTGCTATTAACAGGATTAAATCCATAATATGATGCAAAATCTTTTCTGTTTGTATCTGGTCTTGGATTAAACAATCCTATTGAATCTGAAGTATTTACCTCTCCTAATCTAAGTTGAGGATGGTCAGGGTCTAAACAAGATATGCAAACTCTACTACCAGTTCTTTTTTGGTCTTGAACTTCATACTTTAATTCAGAAAGCTTATAGGAAAATCCACATCTATCGCAGATACCTAAAGCTTTTTTGCCTGCTGCATATGCCATAATTAATAGCTATTCATATTCGGAACAAATTTAACTGAAGCTCTTTCTCTATCAGCTTCAGAAACTTCTTTCCATAATTCATCATATCTTGCTTTAATCATAGGAACTCTAGCTTGAGATTGTTCATTCTTACAAGCAATATTAAATGCCAAAGCATAAGTTAAGCATGGTAAATATCTTGCTGGTACATCTGTTGTAAAGCTAGCATTAGTTCCTGCATCTTCAATTTTCTTTATGTAGTCATATATTAAAGTATATGTTTGTGCAGAGTCAGGTGTTGCCCATACTCCAATCTTCAAAGTTAAACCTTTATCTACATAGTATTGTGTAGGTTTTGACTGCAAAAGTTTTTTAGCTTGATGATTATATTCAGTTCTGCTTATTCTTGTGAGCCTTTGGTCAAACTGCTCATCTTGGTCTCCAGCATCAGTTCTTAAAACAACATCAACTATTTCTAATGCTGCAGCATCTGCATCATATAAATTAGCACCAGCAGTAAGAGTCATACTGCCTTGCTCTACTTTCCAAAGATTCAATCCTTTGTTTTGCCATTCAAGAAATATTAAATCCAAAGCTCTCTTTGCTGTATTGTAATCTCCACCCGACCTTAAATCTAAACCACAGAGGTCAAATGCTTCCTCCATGATTTCAGTTATGTCTAAGTTAAATGTGTTAGTTCCGCTAGTCGCCATATCTAATTCTTATTACTGTTATTTCTCCTCGCTTTTCTTGGGTTATGATTTTTTGTTTTTTTTTACCAGACTTTTCAATCTGCTGTTGCATATTAGTTCTAGCTATTGTCATCTGTACCTCGCTGTTTTCTTTGCAATGTTCTTTGGTTGTTTTACAAACTGTTTACCTTTCTTAGTTCCTTTTCTTTTGGCTCTAGTTGTAGCTGCATATTCTGCAGAAGATAAAGCTTTAATAGCTTTTTCAGGTAAATAGCGTTCACCAGTTTTAGCTGATGGCTTTCCTGATTTGGTTCTCCACTTTTGCTTAGTCCAGTTTTTTAAAGACCTTTGTGATTTTTTTAAGGGCATATTTGTTTATCTCCATGCAGGACCTTCTATCCAAGTCACAAGACTTTTTCTTATACCCTTGGTCACAGGTTGCACACTATGATTTAAAAAAGAAGGGAATACTAAAACAGTTCCTTTTTTTCTTAGTTCTTCTTTGTCAGGAAAATTTTGTATTTCATCTCTTAATACAAAATCACCACCTTCATATTCATTTGAGTCTGAAAGTTGTATAGTCATACTTAGTTTCCTATCTGATACTTCTCCACTTCCAAGATAAGAATCCATATGTGTATGATAAAAACCTTTAGTATTTCCATGATACTCAGTATATTGAATGTTAAATATTTTTGTTAAATCTACACCAAACAACATTCTATTAGCATCTTGAAATAAAGTAGTACAAAGATTAGTTAATTTTTTTGTTTCGTCAGTATCTGGTTGTATCCAACGAACTTTACAGTTTCTAATAGTGTTGTCTTTTGTACCTTCAATATTTGTACCAGCAGCACCTACTTTTCCTTCTTCTTCTGGAAAAAGTTTTGCCATTTCACATATATCGTTAATTACAACATCAGGTAATGTTTCTGGTAAAACAGCAAACAAAGATTTCATATAGTTTATGCTTTGTGTTTTTTTTGTATATCAAACTTAGCTACTAAAGTTGCACCTTTGTGAGCTTTAAACTTGCCTTCGTGTTTCATTAAGTTATATCCCCCGCCTTCTTTCTTCATCCAATGAAATCCATCAGGAGCTTTTACTCCTTTAGAAGATGCAGTTTTTCCGCCTGACTTCATAAATCCCATATTGTTTCTTACATCTGAAGGTAGCTTAGATAATCCTTTGTTTCCTTCAGGAACTGGTTTAAGTTGCTTTTTCATTTATATCCACCGCCTTTTTCTTTATAGCGTTTCGCCAGCATCTGAGCTTTTCTCGCTGACCATTGACCCGGCTTACCACCCTTGCTGCCAGCTTTAATTTGATTGAATAGTCTTTTACGCATGGTAGGTTTTGTGTAATTACCTGCCTCATTAACTCTTGATTTAGATTTCTTTTGTCTACTCACCACTTGACCTTATCTGCCCAGTAAGCTGCTGACATCTTACCTTTTTTGATATTCTTTGCATGACGAGCTTTGAAGGATTTTCGTTTTGCTTTCATTCTTGCAGACTCTCCAGCTTTTGGTTTACCTGCAGTCTTTGCACCTTTCTGTCCAAACCTAATGGTTTTTACTTTGCTACCTTCTTTAGCAACAACAATATGAGACTTCTTGGGATGATTAGGAGTACGCTTTGGTTTGTTATAACCTGATACTCCTGCTCTTTTTAAACGAGAGTCCTTCTTAGCTCCTGACATTATTTGCCTGTTTTACCACCACGAAACATTGCAGACATAGGTGCTTTCTTTTTCATAACACCTCCGCCCATGTATGTTTGATGTTTGTTTTTTTTAAGACTCGGAGTGCTACCGCCATGTCCATAGCTGCCCTTCTTGTCTTTCTTCATCATAGTACCCGGCATAATTACCTCACTTCTTTTTTGTAGCAGCTTTCTTTTTAGCTGCGGGTTTTTTCTTAGTTGCTTTTTTCTTTGGTGTTTTGCCACCAACATAAGCTTCGTTTACATCAGGTGTTGAAGGGTCATCAGCCACATAGTGACCTTTAGCTGTTCTAGCTCTGACACCATTTAGTTCATCTGCTTTTCTTTGAGCATCTTCTAAATCAGGGTCAGGTCCAAATACAACTTCATAGATACCTTCTTCATTTGCTTGTAAAACAAAGTATTGTTGTGGAAAACCACTTGTAGAAATAATTGCTTTCTTAGTTGCCATAATAACTCCTTAAGAATATATTTTTGTCATTTCAAGAGTTATAGAGTAGGTATCCCCACTACTAGCACCCTTGGTTGTAAAGAGAATGTCACCATTCTTTCCACTACCTGCATTATTCGGTATTCCGCCAAAGTCTTTAAAATCCATATGTCCATTACTACTTTCAGCTAGTTCTGCTATTAATACATTAGAAGTAGCATTAAAAAATAATTGAACAGACATACCAACGATGGCATGACTTATTCTGAGTATTCTTACCTCAGAACAAGAGCGACCTGCATTGTCTGTACCTAAAGCAGAAACATCTACTTTAGCAACTGCAGATTCACCTGTGCCATCGCTGACATTGGTAAACTTCATAATACAGTTTCTTTCGCCATCTACTATAGTCTGGCTTGTGACTGCATCTGCCATAATTTACCTTTAACTTAAGTTGTTGTTTTGGATATATAAGACTGTTGCTGTAGCTGCACCTGTTGTGCCATCTCCATTCGCTCCAGAAAAGTCTGCTAAGACTTGGATGTCAGTAGAACCTACATCGGTAGCTTCAGTATCTAAAGTGCCTCTAGTAGTTGCTAAGGCTTTTACATTTTGTGCATCAATAAAAGCATTTGCATCTCCAGATGTACCAATAGAAACAGTAGCTGCACCACCATCATTGCTGACAGTAGTCACATTTAATATGACATCTATGATTTGTGAATTAGCTGGAATAGTAGCTACTACTTGGTCAGCAGCAGAAGCACCAATAATATCTAAGACTGCAGATTGTGCCATGACGACAGAACCTACATTAGATATATCAGTACCTACAGTAGTTCCAGTTGTATCTTTGATTGAACCAGCTTTAACTGGTCCTGAGAATGTTGTTGTTCCCATTATTCCCTCCTTAAAGGAAAAACTCTATCATCTTGGGTTGTCTGCTAGGTCAGTTGATAGAGAAGTTAATTAAATCCTAGATATAGAAAAAGGGGAGACCGAAGTCTCCCCTAAATTCTATTAGCTCGCTCCCGGACTTGCGTAGATGCCTAGAGGGTCTGATACACCAAAGGAGTATCTTTCTCTAGCTTTATATCTTACATTTCCAGTTTCGAAGTCACCATCCATGCTGGTTGTCATTGGACTTCTAACGAAGTGCTTCATTCCATCAGGAATATCTGTAGTAATGAAGAAAGCGTTAGTGTCAGTCAGATAATGGTTTACAACAAAACCTTCAGGAATTACACCATTAGTTTTGATTGCGTTAATATCATTATCTGCAGTACCAACTCTGTAGTCACTTTGAAGTAGTCTAGTTGCTACGAATTGAAGCTCAGAAGGTATGATTAACTTTCTTGCTCTAGCAGCAATCTTAAGACCTCTTTCATCTGTGTACTTACCAATTTGAATAATCGCATCTTCTAGAGAAGCTTCGTTCAAATCTGCACCAGTTGTTGGTCTGTTTGAGTTTGTACCACCATTAACAAGTGGGTGTGATGTGTTGAATAAACTTACACCATCACCACTTTGGAAAGAACTGAAACCATTGTTAAGTGGTAATGCAGCTTTCACTTGTTTTGTGTACGCCATAGCACGAGCCAAAGCTTTGGTATATCTGGCAGATAGTTGCACATAGAGGTTATCCTCCATTGCTTCTTCTGTCACAGCAAATCCCATTGCTATAGTTTCGTGTGTATATCTAGCGACAAAAGACTCTTGTGCAGTATCATAAGTGATAGCCGAACCTTCGTCTTTTACTGGAGCAGCACCAAATCCCGACAGCTTTAACTCTTCTTCGAAACTTCTTTCAGAGTTTTCAGTTGTATAGATTTCCTCATGCTCATTGTCATGAGTTGCGTACTCTTCGCCAAAAAGGGCATTTAATCCCGGTAGGAGTTGCTTTAACTCATTTGCTCTTGAAATAGCAGCCATAATTTATTCTCCTTAACCGATACCAGTTGCGTTTAACAACTGATGTCCTACATTAAACATTACAAGTACATCAGTTTTTGCATCACCAATAGCACTATCAGGACCTTCGACAAAGTCGATAATCTTTAAAGGTAGTGTATTGGTAGTAGCTGCTGTACTCCCATCGATTGCATTTTTGCTTGTGCCGATAGCTGTTGAGCCACCAGTTTGAACAACTGCGACATTCTTGCCCAAGTCATCTTGAGTAAGAGCTTCGTCAGATTGCATCTGCATTACTAAGAATGGGTCAGAAGCAACATATGCCATAATATCATCCGCAGCAGTTGATGCTGGGTAATATTGATTAAAAGTCGTTTGACCAGTTGAAGGGTCAGTATAGGAACAACCTAAGAATACTCCAATAGGAGTCATGGCAGTTGTGCCAGTATCCTTTTGAATTGTAGTGTTTGGGTTGTTATCTGCCCACTTAACAAAGTCACCATAAAAAATATCTGTGCCATAAGCATTGTTAATTTTATAGTGAGTAATCTTTGCGTTGTAAGCAGCCGATACTAAAGAGCCTACTGGTCTTGCACCCATAGGTGAAGCTGTTGAAGCCATAGTATTTTACTCCTCTGCAATACTGCAGAAAAAAAATTATTAAATTAGACTCTAAGAGTCTTTACCAAAAGTCGTTTTTGATTTGCGTTCATATACTTCTTTAGTAGCCATCCTACTATCTTGGTCTTTAAAAAAGGTATTATCAACTGCTTCTATTTGTTGCTGTGCAATATTTTCAAAGTGCTTGTTCCTTTCGTCTACAACTTCCTTTGGTATCTTGCATAACAATAAACCAGCGATTTCAATATTACCTTTAGTTGCCCATTCAGATTGATGGTCCATCATATGTACCTGAAGCTCAGGGTGGTCCTCCAAACGACAAGGTTGCCATCCTTCACGAAACCTTCTTGATACATTAGGATTATCACTATTCCCTAAAAGAGAAGTTCTAATCCATCTGAAAACCCAGCCATCTTGTGGCTCAGGGTCAGGTAGGTTGCTTTCATTTTCCCAGTTCATTTTTCTCTGGGTAGCCTCTCGACTATCTAATCCCCTAGGGGAACGCTCTTGATTTGGAGATTCAATAATCTCTTCAGTTTTATTTTCGTCAGACATTATGTTGCCTCCTTTAATAATTGATTTGCATATTGCTCAGGACTAATTCCAAGTTGGCGAGCTAGCCTAACTTGTGTCTGAGTCAATCGTACTTGCGAGGGTTTTTTATTACTGCTTTCTCTCGATGCAGTTGCGACAACTGTTGAAGGTTGTCTTTTTGTTGGCTCTTCTGGTGCTTCCACACTTTCAGTAGCAACTCCAAAAAAATTTGGAAACTGTTTTCTCATAGCTATATCTACTTCTTCATAGTATTTATCAGCTTGAGCAATGGGGTCTATTCCTTTGGCTTTTATGTTTTGGTCTGCATACATTGCAAAGCTAGTCATCTCTTTATGAACTGGCTCGCTTCCCATAAACCAAGGGTTCTTAGCTGCCCACTTTTGTAATTCAGGGTCTACCTGTTGTGGCTGAGGAGTTTCTTCAGCTTCAGGTATTACTAATTCTTTTTCAATCTCTTGTTGAACATTGGTTGCCATGTTAGTGGCTGTCTGTTCTGCTAGCACAGCTTTTGATAAAAGCTCTTGAGCCTCTGCCATTTTATCTGCATCGCCAGCTTCGTAAGCAGCCTTGTACATTGCTTGTGCATTTTGTTTTGCCCACAAAGCATTGTTAGCTGCTTGTTTATTTAAGACTTCTCCACCTTGTTCTACAAAAGCTTGTAGCTTTTGGTTTTCATTCATTAAGGTTTGTAGTCTTGCTACAGCTTCTTGTGACTCTCTTTGTGCAGCTTCTTTAGCTCTACGCTCTTCATGAAAGTCATACTTAAGCTTGTTAATTCTATCGCCTGCTCTTTTAGAATAATCAGTTATCTCTGCATCAAGTGTTTCATCTGTGACTTCTGTTTCTGCAGTTTCGTCTTTAGGCGGTCTCCTATCTTCTTCAGGTGTATCGTCTACAACCTCTACTTCTAAACCTTCTACCAAAGAGTTATCTACTTCAGTAGTTTTGCCAAAGAATTTATCTTCTTCTGAAGTTATTGGCGTATCAGGTATATTAGGTTCTTCATGTATTATTTCTGTTTCGCTCATGCTCTTACCACTCCTGTTGGGTCATCAACGACTGCTTCCACAGTATCGTCATTTATTAAACGAAACTCTTGTCCATACATTACTATCCTAGTTCCAGAGTAAGCTCTAAAGATTACCCAGTCACCTTTCTTACACCAAGGCTCTGAAAATCTTTTTGTATCCTTATACGCATCTGGTCCTAGCTTCATAACATAACCACAGATATTAGATACTTCTTCATCTCTTATTGTGGTAGACGCTTTGATAATACCACCATCAGTTTTTTCATCTGCTTGTGGCATAGCAACTAAAATCTTCCAGCCTTTAGGTTCAGGTAATTGTTTCCTTTTATCTTCTTCTACAGGTGGTGTGATTTCTTTCTTAATTGCTTCTGTCATATTGCTTGCACGACTTTAGGAGTCGAGTTCCTATTCACGAGTATGTCTGTCTATCCAGTCAGCCAACTCCCTTTCTGCAAGGGCAATGCCCTCGATTATTCCAGAGAACCTTTTGTATTCAGCAAAGTCTTTCAAGTTTCCTGCACTCAAATGGTCTCTATGTTCGGTTTTAATTTCGCCAAGTCTGTCTTTCAGAAACTCTGAAAGTGATTGCTCTTTGAAATCAATCGCCATTATCTTTAGCACTTTGAACCAAGTCTTTGGCTATGTCAAGTCCTAATTTGTAATCCTCTCGCTTTTTGCTATCTTCACGCTCTTCAATCTCTAGCAAATCTCTAGCAATATCCTGACCTATTTTAACGCCAGCAATTTGCTCTTGAGATGCTATCCTTTCTCTTTCTATCTCATCTCTGTTTTCTGCTTTCTCTGCATCAAGTTGTATCTTCGCAGTATCGACAGCAATCTTTCTTTGTACATCAGCTTCCTTAACTGCAATCTCTCTATCTTTCATTTGCAGTAGTGGGTCTTGTTGTTGTTCTTGTATTCTAGCTTGTTGCTGTTTAGCTTGAGATGTAATTGCAACTCTTTGTGCAGCTTCAGCTACAAGGTCAGATATTCTTTTCTCAACTTCAGGAGGTAAAGGTTCTCCTTCAGGTGGAAGTGGTATACCCATTTCTTCCTCTACTTGTTTTCTAAACATCATAGTTAAATGCTCATTCACATATGCACTTGCATTAGCAAGGATGGCATTTTGATTTGGACTTTGCTCAAGTTGTTCCAGTATGTCTGCATTTTGTTGTGCAGCCACAACTGTTTCAATATGAGCTTCATGGTCTTGAAAGCTAAATGCTTTCACAGGTTTACCATTAATTAAATTCTGTACTGCAGTCACAGGGTCTACAGGTTTAACATCATCTGTATCAGGAATAATATCTTCTACATTCCTTATACCAAGTGTTTCGAGCATTTGTCTATGTAGCTCAGGCATATTGTAAATCTGTGGTGCAGATGTAGCCAACTGCATTGCAGCTTGATACTGCATAATTCTTTGTGCCATTGTTGAAGCATTAGGGTCAGATACTGGTAGCACATCTACTCTGTTATCAAAATCTTCTACCTTAATAAATTCATCATCATCCATTTCATATGGATATGCAGGCTGAGTAAAGTCTCTAACAATGCCCACAAGGATTTCAAATTCTTTTCTCATAGAAGCATGAAGTCTTGCTTGTACTGCTGACATAACTTTCATGTTTCTTTCTAACAAAGCTAGAGTAGTTCCTACTGGTGCTTGGTTGTTCATGTCAGATACTTTCATATCATTCATGCTAGCAAAACGCCTACCTTCTTCCACAATGTTTTGTAATAGTTGATACAAAGTTCCTGATGGTTCTTTGTATGGTAAGAAGGTTATGTTATCTCTAATAGCACCACCGGGAACATCAACATCTCTAAACTCTCCGGGCATTATAGGAGTATCATCGCCTTTTATTCTAAGACCTCTAGCCTTTAAACCACCCGGCAAGTTAGATAATGTTCCAGCATCTACAAGCTGTCTTAAAATTGATGTTGCTGATTTAGCTAAACCACCAACCATATGTATCAGACCAAAGCCATAGAAACCAAGACCCGGCAAATATTGATAGTGAACAAAGTGCATACGCCTGAGTTTCTTTGGGTCATCCTGAAAATAATTTCTTCTGATACTTAATACTTGCCCGCTAGGATAATCAATAGATACAACATAAGGCAAAGCTATCCCAGTTTGTTTGCCATCAGCCATATCTTCATAACCTTCTAAATCAAGGTCTACCTGCATTTCTAAAACAGTATGCCTATCATCGTAGTTATAAGTTCTGCTTTCGCCAGTCATCTCGTCATACTTCTTACGAATATCAGACTGATTATTTGCTGGCTCAGGTATATCTATGTCTCTGTAGAATCCAGCTACTTGCATCTTACGAACTTCGTTAGATGATTTGTGCATTACATGAGTTGCACGCTGACAAGTTTCTAAATCGCTTGCACCATAATTAACTACAACATCTTCTGCTGGTACAAAGATAGAAGCAGGTCTTTCTAAGTTAGGGTCATAATAAACTTTTCTAAATGCAGAACCTGCCAAAGGTAAAGAGAATAACATCTTCTCTGTTTCGGTTCGGTACTCTGACATCTCATGTGTCAAAAGATAATTTAGATAATCTTGCACTCGACCAGCTTGCTTTGTCTTTTCATCAGTAAGCTTACCAACAATCTTTGTTCTTACTGGTCCTTGTGCTGGAAACATCTCTGCAATAGATTGCGATTGAAACCTAATAACTGCTTCACTCAACATCGGATGGAATACACCACAAGCTCCTGCCCAAGGCGTAGTTCTTTCTTCAATCTTCAAACCTAGTTGGTCTAAACCTTTGACATAACTTTCTTCCCATTCGGAACGAGAGTCTTTGTCTGCTTGATACTGACTAATTAAATCACCACCTAATTCATTCAGGGTTGATTCATCCATATAGTCAGCAAGGTTTGAATCAAAGTCCTCAGCCATTATGTTTTGTTTGTCAGGCTCAAAATCTATAATCATCCCTCCATCATCGGTAGCTATTGCTACCGAATCAGGATTATCTATGGAGATTGATAATTCTTCTTGCTCTGGCATTTCGTCTGTACCAGCTATGGGAGTTGCTGGGTTATCTCTTTCTATTGCCACTTAGTACCTCAGTAATAGTCTGCGACTTTATTATGTTCTAATGGTTCTTCTTCCTCGTCACTATCCAAAGGAATAAAGCCACCTTGTCTAAATCTTAACAGAGCTTGCGTGCTGCTATCAACTAAATCATCATGTTCCATATTAGGAAATCCTGCAAACTCTTCGACAACTTCTTCTGCCCAACGAGTCTCAGGACACCATACTACTCCTGATGAAAATAAATCTGATACAGCATTTACTCTCGAAATCTTATCATTACCTCTGCTTGGCGTGTATTCTTGTACTGGTATTCCTATAGCACGCAGTTCAAATATCAAAGGCATCCCTGCTGCTTTTGCCTCAACAATGAAAGCATCGGGTTTGAATTCTTTATACTTATCCATAGCTTTTACTTTTAGCTCTGGAAACTCTAGCCTATCT